TGAGTTAACTACCTTTAATACATGGCTTAATTCTCAACCTAGTTATGGTGGTGGTGGGCCAACACAACGTGGGCAAGAAATAACTAAGCAAGATGCTAATCAATTAATTGATGCCTTTACAGTAGATATGCTTGGGCGTGAAGCGACACCTGCTGAAAGAAAAACTTTCTTTGATAGTGTAAGTGCAGAAATGAAGAAGGCTGTTGTTAAACAAAAAACAGTTGGCGGTAAATTAATTGAGTCTGGTTCTTTATTAAACGAAGAAGATTATGCACGTATAATGGCAGATACTATTAAGCCATCAGTTCGTGGTACTTCCTTAGAAGCCATTGCTTCTGGTACAGGTTCTATAGCCCAAAGCATTTCATCCTTAAAGAGTTATGCTGCTAATTATGGTATTAAGTTAAGTACACAGGAAGCCCTTGATGATGTGCTTGGTGGGCTTAGGACAGGTGGCAGTTTATCTACTGGTAAACTAGAGCAGCAACAACAAAAGATTCGTAATCTTGCTAAGAGTTTCTATACAAATCTAGGTGATTCTATTGATAATGGAATTAGTATTAAAAATTTAGCAACTCAGTTTGCTAATACAAAGTCTCAAGTTTTAGAAGTACCATCAGAATCTTTAGATGCGTTTGATAAAGATATTCAAGTAGCACTAAGAAACAATGGTAAGCCTGGAGTTATGTCTACTACAGAGTTTGAGAAGTTACTTCGTAATAAACCAGAATGGGGCAAGACTAAGAATGCTAGAGATGAAGCAGCAGGATATGCTAATGATATTCTTAGAATGTTTGGAGTGGTAGGCTAATGGCACAGACTGTACAGGTTAAAAAAGGCGATACATTATCAGCAATTGCTAAGGCTAATAAAACAACAGTTAAAGCAATTCAAGCAGCAAACCCACAAATAACTAATCCTAATTTAATTAAACCTGGACAAACATTTTTAATCCCAGGAAAACAAACAGCAACTGGTTCTACAGCCACAGGTACTGCTACAGGTAGTACAGCAACTGGTGGTGCAGCCACAGGTGGTACTACTACAGGAGCCGCTAATACTCCGCCAGGATTTGTTCGCAATCCCGCAGCAGAGGCTGCTGCTATTGCTGCTGGTGTAGCAACTAAGGCAGAAATTGAAGCAAGAGGTGGTGTATCTGCTGCTGGTTATTATGGAGATACTTTTAATCCAGTAACAAGTTTAACTGATGCAGAGTACGCAGCAGCAATTGCTGGTAAAACTGGTGCTGAACAAGGTCTAGCAATTAATGCTGCAATCCAAGCAAAGATAGACGCTAGTAGCCCTAAGAAACCTGAAGTAGGCGGAGCGGCTGGAGCGGGTGGAGCAGGCTCTGAAATAAGCAAAGATACTAGAGATGCTTTTGCATTACTTAATTCAACTTTTGCTTTATACGGATTAGATGATTTGGCTCCAGTTATTGCTGGATACATGAAACAAGGATTAACTTCAAATGAAGCAATTATTGAATTGCGTCAAAACAAAACATATCAAACACGTTTTGCTGGGAACACAACAAGAACTGCTGCTGGCCTTAATGCATTAACAGAAGGAGAGTATCTAGCCCTTGAGGATAGTTACTCAGAAACACTTCGTGCATATGGGCAACAAGCCTTATTAGGTACAGATAAAAAAACACGACAGGCTGCAATGGCTAATATTATTGGTGGAGATATATCCCCTGTTGAGTTTAAAGACAGAGTATCTACTGTAGTTAATCGTGTTGAGAATGCAGACCCATTAGTTAAAAAAACTCTACGTGATTTTTATAAAATTACAGATACAGAGTTAGTTAGTTACTTTTTAAGTCCAAAAGAAAATTTACCTAGATTACAAGAAAAGGTAACTGCAGCAGAGATTGGTAGCGCAGCATTAGCGCAGGGTGGGCTTACAACTAGTATGACTAGCGCAGAATCATTGGCTAAATTTGGCGTAGACCTAGCCACAGCACGTAGAGGATACTCTACTATTTCAGACATACTTCCTACTACTACTAAGTTATCTCAAATTTATGATGAAGATAAAATTAATTACAACCAACAGGTTGCAGAAGAAGAAGTATTTAAAGGACTTGCCTCTGCTCAGCGTAAGCGTACACAGTTAGCAGAAAAAGAAATAGGAACATTTAGCGGTTCATCAGGCGTAGGTGCAGCAGGACTGTCAACTACATACTTGCGTAGAGGTTCCTCAGCAGGTCAGTTCTAAATAGATTCCCTACACGGACCTACCAGCCCCGTGAGGTGTATAAGTCTGGTAGCAAGAGCCAACCAATTTCCCCGAATTGACTTGAGGCTTGCGACTAATCAACGAATAGAAGGGTGGGTGGTTGCTATGAGCAACAACTACTGGGATGAAGAAGAAGAAGACGACCTAGATACCGACACAAATGTGGGTGATGGCAGTGACTTACTTAAAAAGTTACGTAAAGCCAAGCGCTCTGATGAGAAGCGTATCAAGGAACTCACTGAGCAACTTGAGGGATTATCCAAGGTGCAGCGTGAGCGTACTATTAAAGAAGTCCTGGAAAAGAAGGGCGTAAACGCTAAGGCTGCAAGGCTTATTATGAAAGACTTAGAAGATATTAACGAAGAGACAGTGAATAACTGGCTCGATGATAATGCTGATTTGTTTGGATTAAAAGTTGAAGAGTCTAAAAATCCTGAGCAAGAGAGTAATCGAGCAGCCTTACGGCAGCAAGATATTGTCACTCAGAATGCGTTAACCCCTGAACGCACGGAGGATTTACAAACAAAAATCTCTAATGCCGAATCAGCAGAAGAAATTCTTGCTATCCTCCAAGCAAATCAATAAAACAAATCATAGTTTCTAGTCACTTGGAGGTGACAACACAATGGCAAATGCATACACAGGCATAGGCTCCGCTACATTAGGCGGTACCAGCGGTGGTGCAGGTCTTGTTCAGCAAGCGTATGACCGCTTACTGGAGTTCGCTCTCCGTTCTGAACCACTAATTCGTTCAGTCGCAGATAAAACACCTGCCCGTCAATCAATCCCAGGTTCAACCGTAGTTCTACAGAAGTACGTTGACTTGGCACAAAAGACATCTACTCTATCTGAGACAACTGACCCAGATGCAGTAGCACTATCAACACCAACAACAGTTTCTATTACTCTTAACGAGTACGGTAACTCAGTGTTGGTAACACGTGCGTTGGAACTATTCAGCCTTGCTGATGTAGACCCAGCAATCGCTAACATTATTGCTTACAACCTAGCAGATTCTATCGACGCAGTAGCAATGGAAACATTGCGTGGCGGAGATAACAAGATTTTCTCAGGTTCAACAGCGACCTCAACAGTAACAGTTACAGCAGCAGCAACAATTGACTCAGCAGACATCCGTAGGGCTGTCGCTAAGTTACGTTCTGCTAAGGCTGTAGCACGCAAGGGTTCACTATACTGGGCTGGTATCCACCCAGAGGTATCCCATGACCTACGTGCAGAGTCATCATCTGGCCAAGGCTGGCTACTTCCTAACCAATACGGTTCTTCACAGGACCGCATCTGGGCTGGAGAAATTGGTAACTACGAAGGTGCATTCTATATTGAATCACCACGTCTTTACTCAGCCAAGGATGGTGCTGACCAAGCAACATTAGCAACAACAGCAGTAACAGTAGCAGGAACATCAGCAGGGTTTACCTTTGGTGTTGCTTCTTCTTCAGTTATCGCTGCACGTGCTGAGGTTGGAGACAAGATTTCAGGAACAGGTATTGCAACTACTGCAAAGATTAGTTCTATTGCCACATCTGGCGATACAACAACAATCACTGTAAGTGTTGCTCATACCGCTGCTGTTACTGCTACAACTGTAGTAACCGTAACTCCTGTAACTCGTGTATTCCGCACAATTATTGCAGGCCAGCAAGCAATGGCTCAAGCCGTTGCTGAAGAGCCACATGTAGTTATCGGACCAGTAGTTGACAAGTTAATGCGTCACCGCCCAATGGGTTGGTACGGCGTACTTGGCTTTGCACGCTACCGTGAAGAAGCGCTATACCGAATCGAATCAGGTTCATCAATCGCTGCTCTTTAGTAGCAATGGGGGGTGGGGCTTACGCCCTGCCCCTCTCTTAATAAAGGACTAAAATGACTACATATATTTTTGATACACCAATAGTTAGAGAAGGTCCAGCGGGTGGACACCGCCTATTTTACTTTTATAAATTAAATCGTGGGATAACTATTATCCGAGATAACGGGATATACAAGCAGGTACGCTACTTAGTAGATGAAGACTTGCAGAATTACCAAGAGGTTTATCTTGGTGGAAGCCGTCACATAGTTGACGATGCTACAAAGGCTAGATTAATAGCAGCCAATGTTGGGGTAACGGAAGAGAATTTTATAGCACAATGAGTCTACATCAATTAAGAACACATCCAGAATTTGTAGAAGATTGCTTTGGATGCAAGATAAGCACACTAGAATTAAGTACAGGTGATGCTAATGGTAGAGCATCTATGCCATTACGTAAGTGGGAGGGCGAACTGCAAGCATATAGAGATGCTCGCAAGCAAGGTATCCAGCCAGCAGGAACTACTATGGCTAAGATAGAAGCAGCACAGAAAGCATCAGAGAATTTGGGTAGGGCTTACAACGCTGAAAAGGACCCAAATGCTAGACACATAGATAAAAAAACCGCTAAAACAATCAACGAACTAGGAGCATAATATGCCAATGGTAAATGGAGAGAAGTTCCCTTACACAATGAAGGGCAAGGCTATGGCTAAGAAAGCAGCCAAGAAGTCAACAAAGAAAATGACCATGAAAAAGATGGCTATGAAAAAAATGGGTAAGAAGAAGTAGCATGGCTGCTAAGAAAAAGATTACTTTAAAAGATATTGCTAATCGACTGGAAACATTGCAAGATAGAAATGCCAAAAAGTCAGTTCCTATTCCTAAACGTATGGGTGCTGGTGACCCTAATTATATTAAAAATATGATTGCTGCTGGCAAGGCTAGACGAGCACAACTACCAAAAACAACAGCAAAAGATAATTCATATGTTGATAGAATGTATGGACCTATTGCTGGTTCAGGAAAGTAAAGGATTAATATGGCAAGACCATCTCAAGTTAAACCAAAGCCTAAGAAGTTAACAGATATTCAAAAGCGTGAAGAAATTATTAAGCAACATCAAAAACGAATATCTCCTGCAGGTATTGCTGCTGCTGAGGCTGCTGCTAAGAAAGCAATTGAAGACAAATATCCAGGACTGTTTATACCTGAAACTAAAATTTCAGCACCTGGACGTAGAGGTAGATAATGGCATCATCTGGCAGTTATAAGCGCCATGATGGTTTTAATCCAGTTCAAATTAAAGATGGCCTAGTGGTTCGTATAAATAAAAATGGAACCATTAGGTCTATTCTTGGAAGGTATGGGGAGCATGGCAAAGACAGCAGCATGGCAAAGAAAAGAAGGTAAGAATCCTAAGGGTGGACTCAACGCTAAGGGCAGAGCATCCTACAAGGGTGGAACACTCAAGGCGCCCGTGAAAAGCGGCGACAACCCCCGTAGAGCCTCATTCTTGGCCCGTATGGGCGGAATGCCAGGACCTGAGCGTAAGCCTGATGGCTCACCAACAAGATTACTTTTATCACTACAAGCATGGGGTGCTAGTTCAAAGTCAGATGCTAAGGCTAAGGCTGCAGCAATCTCTAAAAGAAATAAGAGTAAGAAGTAATGGCAGCGAAGAAGGCTAAGTCTAAAGTTAATGCCGCTGGTAACTACACCAAGCCTGGTATGAGAGCATCATTGTTTAAGAAGATTAAGGCTGGCTCAAAGGGCGGAGACCCTGGGGAATGGTCAGCACGTAAAGCACAACTACTTGCTGTGCAATATAAGAAGGCTGGCGGAGGATACAAGTAATGGCCCTTGCTAAGTCTCAAGCATCACTTAAGAAGTGGACTGCTCAGAAGTGGAAAACTTCTGATGGTAAACCATCTAAAGGTAAGAAAAGATATTTACCTGAAAAAGCATGGGCTGCATTAAGTTCTGCCGAGAAGGCTGCAACCAATAAGGCTAAGGCTGCTGGTAATAAACGGGGCAAACAATTTGTTAAACAACCTAAATCAATAGCCAAAAAAACATCTAAGTACAGATAAGGTAAATTATAGTGTCTACTCTAAATAATATGGTTGATGAAGTTCTTATTAACCTTGCTGGCTATACTCTACAGCAGGATAAGTCTACACATCTTACTGCAACATTAGCCACTACAACATCTACCATTGCTAGCCCTACAGTTCTACAACTTGCAAGTACAGACCTTGGTAAAGGTACTATTGAAATTGGCGAAGAATTATTATGGGTTGATTCATTTGACCGTATTGCTAATACAGCCACTGTATCTCCGTATGGTCGTGGCTATCTAGGTACTACCGCAGCCACTGCTGCTGCTGGAACTAGGGTAGTTATTAGCCCAACCTTCCCACGTTATGTAGTTAAGAAGGCTATCAACGATACTATCCGTGCCTTAGGCGCATCTATTTTTGCAGTTAAACAAACAACCTTTACATACAATGCAGCAATTACTACATATGAATTAGAGAATAAAAATATTAGAAACATCCTAACAATGCACTGGGAAAGTATTGGTCCATCTAAAGAATGGATTCGTGTTAAGAGATTTGACTTTGATGCGTTGCCAGAGATTAACACTTGGGGTGCAACAACTCAGACAGTAACCATTGGTGACATTATTACCCCAGGTAGAACCGTAAAGGTTGTCTATGCTACAGAGCCAGAAGCATTAAGTTCTAACTCAGATGTATTTACAACTGTTACTGGACTACCTGAATCAGTTCGTGATGTAGTAATTATTGGTGCAGCATACAGATTACTTACATATCTTGACCCAGCCCGTTCTGCAATGGTTAGCCCACAAGCAGATGAGACAGACTCAAAGCGTCCATTTGGTTCATCTGGAAATTCAACAAGACAACTCTTTGCACTATACACACAACGTTTGGCAGAGGAAACAAAAGCACAACAGCAACAGTATCCAGCCAGAGTTCACTACAGCCGATAGGAACATAAATGACAACACGTAAATACTCATCCCGCTCACAGCAAACTACATTAACATCAGCCATTACGGCTGGTGCTACTACTATGGTTGTTGGTTCTGGTACATCACTACTAGGTGGTGCAACAGTAACTGGAACCGAAAGATTTACAGTAGTAATTGACCCAGATACAGCCCTTGAAGAAATTGTAGATGTCAGCGGAGTATCAACTAATACCCTAACCATAGCCCGTGGTATTGAGGTTGGTGGTACAGGTCAGGCTCACTCTGCTGGTGCAGTAGTTAGACATATGGCTATTGGCCGTGACTATCGTGAATCTAACCTACACATTGAAGCAACGGCGGCTTACAATGATGGAACTGCTACCCACGACCTACACGGAATCGCTTCAGGTGAAGGTGATGTAGTAGGTACAGCCAAGACTCAAACCCTTACAAATAAAACTTTAACTAGCCCTAAGATTAATGAAAACGTAGCATTAACTGCAACCTCTACAGAACTTAATATCTTAGATGGTGTTACCGCAAGTGCTGCTGAACTTAACATATTAGACGGAGTTACTGCTACTGCTGCAGAACTTAATATCCTTGATGGAGTTACTGCTACTGCTGCTGAGTTAAATATTCTTGATG